TAATATATTGAAAATAGACAAATTTTAATGAAGTCTAAAGCAGAACTTGTGCATGATATATCATTTATGTCTAGATTAAATAATGATGTAAACTTGTTAAGAGTTACCTTGGATGAAATAAAAAAAATAGATGATCAAATACAAAAATTTAATATTTATATTACATCTAATAAGTCTTCAAAATTAAATAATCAAGAACTATCAGAACTACTAAATTCTGATAATCTTTTCTTTATGAATATTTCCACACCTCTTACTAAAAATATAATGAATGTACTAAAACCTTATATACAGCAATAAAACTCCCCTGCTCCAATGCGGAAAAGGGGGGTAAAGGATATCAGTCTTTATAGTAAATACCCTTAGCTCCAATGGCTTGAAGGGTAATAAGCTGTAATAGTGAAATAGAATGTCTGTCATCTAGTTTTACATCAATTAAATGCAGTGTTACTAGAAAGCTTGTGACGATATATAAAGTGATAATTGTAGGGATCATTAGTAATTTCCAAAGTGAGTTTTAATGTCTTTCATGTTGTCTGAATATGATCCGTACAAATCATCAATACCATAATCAATGTCTAAGTCATCTGCATATTCGTTTTCATATTTAAGGAAGTTGTATGCTATTTCAGCATCAGCATTGAAGGCTGTTAGTACGCCTTTCTTATAGTCTTGTTTGATGTCTGATAAGTGTTCAAATAATTCATCGTCTATTTCGGCTTCTTCAACTGACCTACCGTTATATAAACCTGTTTGCAAGATCTTTGCTTTTACGATGTTGTTGTACTCTTTTTTTGATAATTTTTTCATTCCTAGTCCTGGTTAATATTAAGGGATGCTATGAACATCCCTGCCCTTTTTTCTTGTGTCTTAGTTGAAGTCTTCAACGTGGATCACTGATACCAAGTCTTCTTGGTTTGTTGTTGCGTCTAAAATTGCTACTACTGCTACTCCAAAAGCATGAGTCATTTTGAAGTCTATTATCTGATCCTGGTCATTAAGGATTGGTTCAGCTACTCCTTCAGATCCATAAAAATGTATAGTTTGGAATAGTTTTAATGCTTGGTTATAGAAGTCTGTGTATGGGATGAGAGCTTTATCAGCAAAGTCTTTAATTGTGTATTTCATATTTATCTCTTTAAATTTTTATATTTTAGGGAAGCTGTGAGACTTCCCTTTTGGATCAGATATTGTCTGTGTCTAATGTTACGTTTAAGCGTTTAGCTAGTAGTGCAAGTCCTTTCCAAGTCACACGTACCAATGGATCATATTCATTCGCTGACAGTGTTAAATGTCCTGCTGTAGCGTGTGCTGCTGTAGGTCTGTATTTTCCTTTGTATGGTGAATACGTCCACTTGTTAGCAAGCATCCAATCTCTTAAATCAATCGGACGCATATTTAATAGTTTTGCTGCATCTCGTACTGTCATAGATCCTTTACGGCTTGCAATACGTTCTAGTGCATCTACATCTACTTGCTGTACTTCAATTACTTGTTTAGCTTCAATCAACTTAGCTTCAATTTGTTGTTTGGCTGTCTCTTCTTCAATCCATTTCTTAGCACGTTCAACACGATCTTCAATCATGTAAGAAGGTTTGTTCATTTCAAGAACTTGCTGTTTTAAGAATCTCCACTGGTCTACAACTTGACCTAAGAATTGTGGTGAGAGTTGAGCAACAATAATTGTTGTATCACGTTCACCTTGATCACCTTCAAATACATAAACTTTAGTAGTTCGAGAACGTCCCAATGTATCTATGGATTGTTCATCCGCCATTGGCGGTTGGACAATTACACCTGAAGTTACAAGGCGTTCAATTGATCTTTTAACATCATCATGTCTTGATTGAACTAGATCTGCAATTTGTTGGCTTGTCATTTTGACAATATTATTAGCTGTATTAATAGCTGTATTAAATGGTGTAGAGTTTTGAGTTTGTAATGATAATGAAGTCATCTTTTATATCCTTTATATATACGTGTTTTGAGTCCGCTTATAATCCTGATTGGATGCAGACTTAATATATTGAGTTGTTTTTTGTTTATAGGCATGGGTGAGTTTTAATGAGTCTGCCTATGGACTCTTATAATGTTTTTATTGTTTTCTTTATGTTGAGAAGTATATCAAAATAAAAATAGTATTGCAACATCTGATAAAATATGATAGTGAATCATAAAAATAGCAAGTAAACATTGGATAAAATAAAATTATTTGATCTTAATAACCAATAATCCATTTTCACCTTTAAATTTTGTTGGTTTTAAATCATACCAATCAAATAAATCTTTTGCTTTTGGAGTTCTATTAATTTCTAAAGCTTCATAGATTGTTCTTAATCTCTCTTTTGCTTCAGCGTTAGAAATAAAATCACTTAAACGTAGAGCTAATCTAGTCTGGATAGTGCGTTTATTGTCTGTAGCAGCAAATTGGGCTTCATACAGTTCATCAATATCTTTATTTCTATAGCGCAATGCTTTGATCTTTTCAGGTCCAAGAGCATCATAGTATTTAGCAAAGTTCTTATTTCGAGCATCAATCAAGGCAACGATTTGATCATCTTGCTTCTCTTTAGCAGAAACGTACTCTTCCATCGTTTCACTAAAACTTTGATAACCACTCAAGAGCTTAGACATACCTGAGATTGGGCTAGTAAATTGAACCTGTTTTGATTCATCAGTTAATAGCTCACGGAATGAAGCTGAATAACCTGAAGCGTTATGATCAACGCCTTCAACATCACGTACTACATACGTTGCTTCCATAGCTTCAAAAGATTGAAGTTCTGATTTTAAAGCAACATCAGATACATAGAATTGTTTGGTTTCATCGTTTAAGAAAATGTATGGATCTTTACCGATACTGTCTAAAAGTGCTTTTACAACAGCAGGCTTATCTTTATTGGTCGGACTATTCAAAGCTTCAAGTAAATCGTTTGAACCTTTAATCTTAGTCAGAACATTTGATTGCCATTCTTCCTTAGTGCAACTTGCAACTTCAGGAACATTGCTCAATAAAATATTGATAGATTCGTTATATTGGCTGTCTCTTAAACGACCACAAATTTGAGGTACAAGGACTGCAAAATCAATCTTGGTATAGTCACGTAAACCATTAATGATGATGTAGGTTTTACCATGCTCATCATAAATATCAGCACCTTCAAACATTGTAGAGGTATAGAAGTTCAGCTTACCTACTGGCTTTTCTACAACATCGTCAACTAATCCCCATGCACCTAATTTAGTATCTAATTTCTTTTCATTACGAGCAGACTTAGAACAAATCAATCGGATCTCATCACGATTAAAAACAGGCTTTCCATCAGTACCAACAATCTTGCTTAACCACTCCATAACTTGAGTGATTTCTTTGACACTGTTATAAAAAATATGTGCGTTGCCTTCTTCACGACCAAGTAAGAAGCTCAAACATAAATTAAATAAGGCATTGTTGATACTTACACCTTTATCTAATCTTTGTAGGTTAAATTTAACAGCTCTTACGTTATCCCATTCAATTGTACATAAAGGTAAATGTCCAATCAGATCAGGGAAATATTCACGTTTAGTTGGTGTAGCTGTCAAAAATACATACGATGCAAACTTACTGTAGTTATGCAGAATGAACTCGCATTTAGGAGCTTTGAATGAACCTAAATTAACAAGGGTGTGCGCTTCATCAACGAGTAGCTTGAACTCACCTGGAACAAAACCTTTAATTTTCATCAAGGCAGGGAGTGAATCAAATGTGCAGATAATCTTTCTTGGCTTTGAACGATCTGCTAATTGTTCAGAAATCTCAGCATCATTATCAGTCCATTCACCACCACGCTTAATGATATTGATATGGTCTAGGTGATCGTTATCAGCAACTTTAGATTTGAGTAAATTAACGTATGGTACTAATACCACATAATCAACGTCATTCCTTAAAACAAGCGTTGTACCGCCACAGCCAGTAATTTGTTTATTTATATAGCAATTTTCAGGAAAGTCTTTAATAAGATCTGAAAGGCGTTTAGAAGAGTCGCCTGCTTTGATTGTAATTGTGTTTTCTTGAGTGTTTTGTTCGATACTTACTGCATCGTCAATGATTAAATCTTGTAATTCCATTATTGGGTGTACCTAAATAGGTCTTATATTTTCATGTCATTTATATATGTTTAAGCAGTTAGAGGGTGCTTATCCCCTGTTTCGGATATTGTATAAAATCTGAATACCAATGTCAACTATTTTTTTTGACATTAAATTATCATAAATAATATATAAGTTGTTGATATTTATATAAAGTAAAATAAATGATCATCTAATAAATTTAGCATTTCTATACGAGAAATAGAGCTTTTTTAGAAAAAAATAGACAGAAAAATTTCCCTAATCAAACATCGGATACACAGCTACAATTAAAAAATAAGGTGCGTTATTCACGCCAACAAATAGTTTCAATTATCTGATACCATCATGGGCGTGATACTTTGATCTGACGTTGCTCTGTTTCTATAGTGACTCGATTTAAATATTGGTTGTTCGCAACAACAGCTCAAAGTTTAAATTTAAAAGAGTCTAAAAACTAAAAAGATGTTCTAAAAAAATTAGACAGTGTATAAAATCTAAAATAAGCATATAAGTATTGGGTTTTTAAGTGGTTTTATAAATAAAATTGTCTAATTTTTTTGACATTTCCGCATTACTATTACAAGTAGGGTAATGGAAAAGTAGAAGTTATCAACAGATATGAATTTGTTGTTTCTTGTTTTTAAAGAATAAAAGGATTAAGCAATGAATAACCATTCAATCTAAAGCTCTAAGGAGCTTCAGATCTCATTCCATTCTAATAGTATTCAGTGATAAGACCAGAAACAGAACTGACGTTCCGTTCCTAATCTTATGCAAAGCCACTGAAACCACATTTAATAAATTAGAAGTAACAAGCTAAAACCATATTTGTATCCTATCGGACACAAACATGACTTTACCTTTAACAGTCAGTAATCAATCTTTAATCTGTATCCGTACCTTAACAGGCACGTATCCATATCAAACATTGAACTGACTGCCTACTAACCTGTTTTCTTTCAATACCAATCAAGTTAAGAATAGAATTAACTATCTCTTTCTTTTAAAAGATAATAAATAATTAATAAAAAATAGTTTTAAATAGAATTGGTATTCCTATTTCTAGCTCTATCTGATCCTACGGATGTAGTGGTATTCGTTTCTGTCAGATTTAGTATCTGTAACACTCAAACTTCTATACTCCTTCTCAGTCGTATATCAGCTTTCATTAACAGACAGTAATCTATCTATTTCGATCTACAGATAAATCTGTATCTCTCATATCTAGAACTGTCTGATCCTGATCTTGTTTTGTATGCTGTTTATTTTTAATACCAAAATATAGTTTTAAATAGCCTATGTAGAATAGGTATTCTTATTCCTAAAAGTTATAAAGATTGACAATATAATAAAAATATGTTATATATGTATCTGTTTTTTATAACTAAAGCTTATATGAAAACGACATCAAAAATAATAAATAAAACTACTAATAAAAAGAGAAACTATGTATTCAGTATATAAAATCTATCAAGCTGACAAGCTCGTACTTGTTACATATTCAGACATCATTCCTGAATTTACAGATACAACCAAACTAAAACTTATTCTAAATGGACCAACTATTCCTATCAGCTTATTTGAGTCCTATTTCAAAACACCTGAACTGTTTTCTATTACTACCCATGAGATAGGTATTTACAATGCCCTAGATGCTTCTCAAATCGTTCAGGAAGAATCAAAATTAATTGGTACAGATAAACCTTCCATTAAGCCAAGCAAGACTAAATCAGCTACTAGAAAGCCTAGAACGAAGAAAAAGGTAAAAGCAATTGAAGATTAAAGGATGCAAGAAACAGAGTTTCCTAGATCAAGCTGTACTAAATGGCGGTCAACCAATCTTCTACCTAATCAAGTGTTGGGATAAGGAAGAAACCTTCTATAAATTAGGGGTGACTACTAACCACATTTTGACTCGATACGGTACAGTGAAGGCAATGCCATACGACTGGCATATCCTATTAGAACTACCTGGTACAGCAGAAGCAGTCTACGATTTGGAAATAAAGTTCAAAACTGAAATGGAAAGCTTTCATTACAGTCCAAAAATTAATTTTAATGGCTCAACAACAGAATGCTATACAGATCTAAGTGAAGATTTAAAAAAATTATTTCTGAGCAATGTTGATGTACATTGTCTTTAATTTTGCACAATCAGGATCTTCAGTTTCGAGCAGTTTGAATCCATGATTCTCATATAGTCTAATTAATCCTGGTATATTTTCACATTCTAAGAAAATAACTCTTCCACCAATCAATGATTGGACTTTAGAGATCACAGTGTATATATCGTCAAGTATTAACTGAAGACTCAAGTAGTTATTATTAATGCCTTTATTTTTTCCAATTTGACCTATAAGAAAAGCTTTAATACGGCTTGCATTCTTACTTATTCCATCTAAATTTTTAATTTCTCTTTTGCTGATTTTTTTATTTTCTAGGACAATTTCTTTGAAGGTTAAAGAAAAATAGCCTAAAAGATTTGAAGTTTCATCATCTAGAATAATATAAGTCCTTGAGTTCTCGGTTGACTCAAAGCGAATAGCCTTATTCGGATTTACAAGAAAATCTTCAACATCAGAATTTTGAGGGCATGAAAAAGATGACAGAATTTCATTTAGTTCACTTGAACTAAACGCTTCTATCATCTCACTGAGCTGGACAAGCGTTTTTTTAATAACTGAATACCTTTCGCATTCTCTACTTTGAGATCTCGTTTCTTAATTTCAACATAACGAGGGTTAGCAATATCTTCACTGATCATCTTGATTGCAGTAGGATTGCTCACCACAAAGTTTTTATTAAAAGAGACAGTAGCCATAAGGTTTCCTCTCCTATTTAGATGATGTCATTATATTACGAATGTGAATAATTAGAAAGTATCTGGAATATGAAAACAATTGAAATTAAAAACACTATATATTGTGTATAAATTATATTGAAACCACTACATATTGACAAATAAGAGATATTGTGATATAGTTTTCATTACTTATTTAGAACGACTTAGGCTAAGTAAGATGTAATAACAATAAAACTAGGTCAGTCATTTTATATATCCTTTATTTCATCCTTAACTTACAGCTTATTTAGGTAGGCTGTCAGATCCCCTTTTAGCTCAGATGAAACTTTAACAAGTTCTACATCACTTCAGAGCTTCACTCTTTAGCTCAGTTTAGTTTTTCTCTTTCTATCCTGAGCTATCTTTAATAGAGCTATCAAGACAGCTATTATTATAATAACAATAAACAAGATCTGTATTTAAAACAGACATTTAACCTTTTAAAAAAGAGACTATCTAATACTTAACAATACAAAGACTACAGTACAACAATAACAAGAACTAAAGAAAAGACTGCATAGATCCAAGTGCTAGATAAAGAATTAGATACTACAACCCAACACTATATATCCCCTTCTATATACCTATGTACGCACGTACACGCACACGCATTTTGCAACATAGGATGCCACGTATCTTTTAGAACAAAGAGACAGTAAGACGCACCTAGACAAGCGTTCAGGATCTTGGCTTTGCTCAAGACAAACAGCTTCATCGTTTGGCTTGATCCGAAGGACAAGAAGCCTGCGTAAACGCCCAACAACAAAACAATAAATAAGAACAATGGAGTAGCTAATGGCTAGTAAACCAAAGATCGTACAGCAAGAGTCACCTGAAGAAATCGAGCGTAAAGCGAAAGAGCTTGCACAGAAAGAAGCGAATGAGAACTCAGCAGTAAGACGTAAAAACAAATTTAGTACAGCATTAGGCAGTTTAGTAGAAACCACAGCCCTATCAGCACCTAAAACCAAGACAGGTAGCTAATAACTAGATGAACGCACAACAACTATTAAAGCGTTTATCCCAACTCAAATCAGATCGTATTAAACACGAAGCTCACTGGAAAGACTGTTATAAATATTGCGCTCCTGAACGTCAACAAAGCTTTGCAGACGCTTCAGCAACAGCACTAGAACAAGAACGTAAACAAGCACGTACAGACCTATTCGATACTACATCAGTAGAAGGTATCCAACTACTTGTTAGCTCTATTGTTAGTGGTACTACATCACCTGTCAGTATATGGTTTAAATCAGTTCCAAGCGGTGTAGATACTCCTTCTCAATTGACTGAAGGCGAACAATGGTTAAGCCAAGTAGACCAATTCTTATTTAGAAATATCCATGCTTCAAACTTTGATAGTGAAGTAACAGACTTCCTTACAGACCTGGTAGTAGCAGGATGGGCAGTATTGTATGCAGATACCAATCGAGAGAAAGGCGGTTTTACATTTAATACCTGGTCTATTGGCAACTGCTATATCAGTTCTACACAAGCTAACGGATTAATCGACACAATCTATAGAGAGTTTGAGTTATCAGCAGAACAGATTGTATCTGAGTTTGGAATAGACAACGTATCAGACAAAGTAAGAACAGCATTAGAAAAGAAACCTGATCAAAAATTTACATTAGTACAAGCAATCTTCCCTAGAGACAGTAAGCTTATTAAAGGTGAAGAAGGTAAACGTGTTTCTACATCAATGCCTTTCGCTTCATACACTATTGAAGCTCAGTCAAAACACATCCTAAAAGAATCAGGCTTTGAAGAGTTCCCATGTGTTGTCTCCCGATTCAAGAAGATACCTGACAGCCACTATGGTTTAGGTATGGGATCTATGGTGATCAGTGATGCTAAGACAGCCAATCAGATTATGAAGCTCTCTCTACAGACAGCAGAACTTAATTTGGGTGGTTTATGGATTGCTCAAAACGATGGAAATATTAATCCTCATACACTTCGTATTCGACCTAATGCAATCATTGCAGCTAACACAGTAGACAGTATTAAACGACTCGATACAGGATCAGCTTCAGTAGGACTAGGACTAGACTTCCTACAACACTTCCAAGCAAAGATTAAACGTACATTGATGTCAGATCAGCTAACACCTCAAGGCAGTTCACCATTAACAGCTACAGAGATCCAAGCAAGAGTACAGGTATATCGTAACCAATTAGGCTCAATCTTCTCTCGTATGCAATCTGAATACTTACAGGTATTACTAGAACGTACATGGGGATTAGCAATGAGATCAGGCGTACTACCTCCTGCTCCTGAAGAGCTAATGCAAGCTTCACGTATTAGTTTTAATTTCATCAATCCTATGGCTGCATCACAGAAGCTAGAATGGGTAACAGCGATTCAAAACTTGATGCTGAACGTATCTCAGATGGCTCAGATTGATCAGACAGTGATGGATAACCTAAACCTAGATGCAATGGTACAAGTCATGGCAGATGCATTATCTGTACCTGTAGAAGCGATTAGAACAGATGAAGAGATAGCAGAGTTAAGACAAGCTAAACAAGAACAACAACAAGCAATGCAAGAGCAACAACAACAGCAAGCTCTCATGTCTCAAGTAGGTCAGACAGGCTTAGACATAGCGAAGGACCAAGCAAAGAACATGACACCTGATCAGTTAGGAGCAATGTTTGAACAGTAATAAATATCACAGAGTTTTTACAAGTAATGAAGGCATAGAGGTATTAGATGAACTCATTTCAATCTTCCATACCCAACTAGCATTTGATAAAGACTCAGCAACACAGACAGCATTTAATTTAGGTCAACAGGATGTAATTAACTTCATCTTGGCACGTATTAAAGAAGCTGAACAACCTAAGTAATAAGAATTAAAAAAGAGAAAAGAATGACAGACAACTTAGAACAACCACAAGCAACTGAACAAGATACAACAGCAACTACAGCACTAGGTACAGCAGATAATAGCTCTATTGAGACAGCAATTCCTGAGAAGTTTAAAGTAACAGCAGAAGATGGATCTGTAGACTACAAAGCAACTGTAGCCAAGATGAATGAGAGCTACAGCTACTTAGAAAAGAAGGTAGGAACAGGAGAAGTCGCTCCTAAATCTGTAGATGAATACAAGATTGAACGAGAAGACTTTGACCTAGAAGCTTTTAAAGCAGATGAAGGCAATAAAGCATTTTTAGAAGAAGCTCATAAGCATGGAATCACAAACAAACAACTCGACTTCCTTTTGAGTGAGTACGATAAACGTGCAGTAGACCTGGTATCCAATAGTTCACAGATTGATACAGATACAACAGTACAGACACTTCAATCAGAATGGGGTGATAAGTACGAAGCAAACATCTTCAATGCAGTTAAAGCAGCTAGAGCATGTGGTATTACAGATGAACAGATCAACGATCCTTTAATTGGAAACAACGTAGCCTTTATCAAGATGGCTTCTTATTTCGGTTCACAGATCAATGAAGACAAGCCTATAACCAATGGCACACCAGTCAACGTAGATATTCAATCTCTAATGCGTAGTGAAGCGTTTTTTAATCCAAAACACCCTGATCATAAGTCTGTCAAATCTCAGATTGATTCGTATTACAACAGCCTAAGACGATAAAACAAATAGCTCCTGAAGTGGCGTTCAGATAAAGCTTTAAGCCATACAGAGTCCTTATGTAGAGCATGGGAACTGTATCAACTCTTATCAGCCCGATATGGATAACTGAAACAACAACAGGCTCTACAACCACAAGAACAAACATATAGAGCATTCAAAACAATATTAATAATAGCTCTATTAAAACAACTATTAAAATAAAAATAAGGACTAAATAACAATGCCATATAACACTATTGATTCAGTATTTGTAAAACAATATGCAGATACTTATGTAGCACTATTAGAACAAAAAGAATCTAAACTTTTAAGCACAGTAACGAATGTTGGTGCAGTAACAGGTACTTCATTCACAGTAAATGAAATGGGTACTCTAGGTGATGAGTTCAATACATTAACTCGCTTTGGTGAGACTGCTTATACAGATGCTTCATTCGCCTCTCGCCTAGCAACAATGAATGATTTCCCTAACTTCACTCGTTTAGCTATTCAAGATCTTTACAAGCTCAAGGCTCAACCACAAGACCAACTATTACAACGTCTTCATGCTAAATGGAATCGTAAAGTAGACTCAGTTGTATATAACGCTCTTATCGGCAATGCAGCTCGTAAAGTAGTAGGTGCAGACACTTATACAAACGTAGCTCTTCCTGCTTCTCAAATCTTAGGTGATGCAGCAGTAGCTCCAACTAAGAAATTGCTGATCGACATCCGTACTAAGTTTATGGAAAACGAATGTGATGAAGACATCTACATTACTTACGACTCTAGCCTGCTTAATTCTATCTTGGCAGATCCTACATTAACTTCTAGTGACTTCTTGGCTGGTCAAATGCTTCAGAAGGGTGAAGTATCTAACTTCTTAGGTTTTAACTGGGTACATGCAGAGTTCATCAAAGCAGCAGATGGTTTATCAGCTACAGGCGTTGCTTATACTCGTTCAGCAGTAGAAGTAGGTATTAACTCTATCTCTCCATTGAAGATCGTAGAAGTTGAAACAGCTAACCGTTATCACTCGATTGGTCACATTGAAGCTCTAGGTGCAGTACGTACCGATGAAAAACGTGTAGTAGCGTTTAAATACAAAGTTTAATAGCAGTATTAATACAGCTAATTAAATAACTAAAGCTCCTTATCTGTAACAGGGTAGGGGGCTTTCAATACCTAATAATAACAATAACAAAGGCAGCTCAATGACTACTAAAACAGACATAGCAAATCAGTCATTACTTATGATTGGTGCAGACTCAATTACAAGCTTTGAAGAGAATACAATTACAGCTAGACGTATGAGAACAGTCTATGATTCAAGTCGAAAAGCTCTTCTACGTTTACATCCTTTCCAATGTGCAACTAAGCGCATTAAATTAAATCCAATATCAACTCAACCTGAATTTGGATACTTATATCAATTTCAATTACCAGATGACCTAATCAGAATCATCACAGCCAACACAGAAGACTATGTAGTAGAGACAGACAGACTACTTAGCAATTCAGATCAACTTAACCTTGTATATGTATTCGATAATAAGAACGAAGAAAGTTATGACAGCCTATTTATTGAATGCCTAGTTTTGTATCTAGCTTATAAAGTAACGAAAGCTACAACAGGCTCACAAGGAACATCAGACAGCTATTACATGCAATGCCAAGAGCTACTTAAACAAGCTAAGGCAACTCAAGCTCAAGAAGTACCATCACAACAATTCTTTAAAGAAACAGACTACACACTGATCAGAGGTCGCTAATGGCTAAGATCAACCTAATTAAAAACAACTTCACTTCAGGAGAGTTAAGTCCTCATATTTGGATGAGAACGGATCTTCAGCAGTATAGAAACGGCACAAAAGAGATGCTTAATTTCCTTCCAATCATAGAAGGTGGATTAAAGCGTAGAGGTGGCACAGAAGCTCTCGCAATAACAGCAGGAGCAATTAGAATACTGCCTTTCATTATCAGTCACTCAACAGCCTATTTACTCATTTTTAAGCCTAATCAAATAGATGTACTTGATATAAACGGTACTGTAGTTAAAAGCTTATCAACTCCTTATACAGCTCAAGATATTAAAGAGATCAGCTACACACAGAACAGGTATCAGTTCTACATAGCACACAGTAAACATCCTCTAGCTTGGCTGAGAGCTTCAGAAGACCTAACCAATTGGTCCTATGATCCATTTGATTTTTATGTACCGCCATTAGAAGAAGTAGAGACTCCTGCTTTACCATTGAAGTCTAATGAAAAGAATGCAGGAAAAGTAGCAACACTGACAGCTTCACCTTATAACATTTACGACAACTCTAAACGCTATCAAGCAGGGGAGATCTGTCACCATACCATTAACAATGTTAAATACTATTTTAGAGCATTGCGTATTACACAGGGCAATACACCTAGCTTCGGAACAAGTGGACCTGAAGCTAGTCCAGACTATTATTGGGAAACAACAACAGTTACAGAAGCTCAAGCCTTTACAGCAGCAGACGTAGACAAGTTCGTATTTATTAACGAAGGCATTGTTCGTATTGATACCTATGTCAGTCCATCCACTGTAACAGGTGAGATCCTAGTTAAACTATCAACGGATATAGAAGCAATTGCTAATGCCTGGACTCTTAAACAAGACATCTTTGAAGTCAGTCTAGGTTATCCAAGAGCAGTTACCATGTATCAGCAAAGACTTGTTATAGCAGGAACTAAAACCTATCCAAACTATGTATGGCTTTCTCGTGTTGGGGATGTAACAAACTTCCTTCCTACTACATCAGATGGAGACAGTTTTACTGTATCAGCAAGTTCAGATCAGCTAACCAACGTATTACATCTAGCTCAATCAAGAGGTATATGTGTAATGACAGGGGGGTCTGAATTGGTCATCAGTTCTCAAAACTCAATGACTCCTACAAACACATCAATCCTGGAACATACAAGCTTTGGCTCAACAGAAAACATCAAGCCAATTAAAGTAGGCTCAGAACTTATCTTCGTACAGCGTGGAGCAGAAAGAATCCGTACCTTGCTTTATGACTATTCTATTGACTCATTAACTTCTAATGAGCTGACAGTATTAGCAAGCCATATCGCTAAAAAGAGCGGTGGATTTAAAGAAATGGTCTACTGTGCTGAACCAGACTCAATTATTTGGTTTGTATTAGGCAATGGCAAGTTAGCAAGCCTGACATTAAACAGAGAGCAATCAGTTATAGCCTGGTCAACACATGATATAGGTGGAACAGTATTAAGCTTAACGTCACTTCCTTCTACTACAGGAGCAGACAGACTATATTTCTTAGTCAATCGAAATGGCACAGTACAAATTGAACAGATGAAAGAAGAGCTGTTATTAGACTCAGTAATCAAAGTCAACGTACAGCATAACAATCCATGTATTGTAGAGCATAGTCAGATCGGCATATTAGGAGATGAAGTAGCTGCTTATTACAAAGACAGTAACTCAACATACGTCATTCCAATCATAAGTAGAGAAGGGAATACCTTAACCATCAATTGTGATCCATCAGTGAAACAGATCTATATAGGTCGCAAGTTCACATCAAGAGTAAGTTTATTTGCTCCTGAGCTACAGGGCAGTCCTGCAACATCAAGTCCAAGCATTATCAAGATCAATCATATTAATTTGTATTTATATGAATCTCTCAATCCTACAGTCAATGGAGAGTTAGTAGAGCTAAAACAGTTCAATGAGAATGTATTTGATGCTCCTAAACCATTTACAGGCTCAAAACGTATAGAGATGAATGGATGGAACGATTTTGATAACTTCAAGCTCATCATAGAGCAAACTGAACCTTTACCACTTCATATAACAGCAGTAGTAATGGAACAAAACATCAATGATAGGTAAGATAATTTCACTCAATTATTGATAAGCTAAGTGAATGATTAGAAGGAAAAGAGATACTGGTTCAGCAGAAGTAGCATTAAATTCATCGGAAAATTTGTTAGATCCCCTATTAGCAGATGCAACTGAAAACTTAGCTGAAGGTTTTCTCAAAGCAATTCCATTTGGAGGAAGTGTAGTTGCAATTGGCAAAGCAATCGCAAATGTTAGGGATGCTCGATATACAAAGCAATTGACCGAATTTTTCCATGAGTCAGAAGATACTAAAGAGTTTGCTCAAAAGTTTTTTAAAGATAAATCTAATGTAGAAATAGGTATGGAAGTACTTAGTCTAGTGGAAAGAACGTATTTGGCAAAACAAGCGAGAATGATTGCAAGAGCTTTTAGATTATGGAAAGAAGAAAAAATTTTTAATAAAGAACTATTCGATGATTATGTAAGTGTCATCATGACGTTTGATAATCATCTGATTAGGGAATTTGAAAAAGTCATGCAGACAGTACCAGATGCATTATTTATACAAGTAAATCTAACGTTAGTGACACATGGCTTTCTAGAAGAAGAAAGAAGTACCAGAATTATCACTCAGGGTGTTCATCAAACAACTGGAAAGTATTTAAAAACACAGAGAGCTTATCACTTCTATGACTATATATTTAGAGAAGACATAGAAAAAGAGGAAGAATGTACAAAGTAGAACAAGCAAGAATAATAGACATACCTGAACTGTTAGAAATAGCAGTTCAATTCTGGAATGAATCAGAAACATACTCACAACGTCCAATGGACCTAGCAATAGTTAAAACACATCTTCAAACTTTAATACTCTATCCATCACAAGGATGCGTATTAGTTGTTAAGGATGAATCAGGAACTATATTAGGTGGCTTTGTAGGTGGCTTAACAAGAGAATGGTTTAGTGCTACAAGCTTGATGGCTTTTGACTACTGTATATTTGTTAGCTCTAATAATAGAGGTAGCAAGGTAGCTTATTTACTTGTTAAAGCCTTTATAGAATGGGCTAAAGAAGCAGGAGCTACAGTTATCCAATGTGGTACTGCAACCAAGATCAATACAGAAAGAACAATAAGCTTCTACAAGAAGTTTGGCTTTGAACATACAGGCTCATTTCTTGAAATGAAGCTATAAAACACATAATAAAAATAATAATGAGGTAAGTATGGCAGCAGCAGGAGCAGCAGCAGTCGCTATGTGGGTGAGTACAGCTTTAGCAGCAGCATCTACAGCTTATGCAGCAGTTAGCGCACGCAACCAAGCTAAAGCACAATCCAAACAGGCAGAACAAAATGCTAATAATGCAGAAAGTGCAGGAAGGGTAGAAGCTTCTCGTATTCGTGAATTAGGAAAGAAACAAACATCAGCAGCTCAAGCTCAGATGGCAAGTAATGGACTAGATCTGAATGCAGAGAATACAGTCGTAGATGTAGTAGAAGACGATATTAGTTTGAACTCATCTAAAGATGCCTGGACTAGCTTTTTCAATGCTAAGAATCAATCAGCACAATTTAAAACAGATGCTTCAGCTTATAAAGCTCAAGCTCGTAACGCTACAGTAAGCGGTATCTTAAATACAGGATCAACTATCTTATCAGGGGCAGGGCAAGCTTCACAGATGAGCAGAGCATCAACAACAACTCAACCTGTATCAAATATTCAATCTAATTCCTTAACAATGGATACAAGCAGAATCAAACAGAATGCTTCAGGGTGGGCTTAATTATGGCTAGAATCCCTATGGGCAATTTCGGGAATGTGACACCACAAGCTCAACCTGGAAGAGTATTAGATACAGGTGCAGGACAAGTCGCTCAAGCAGTTGGCAATATTGCACAAGTAGGGCAACAATACGCTGTTAAAGAACAGAAGATTCAAGAAGAAAAAGATCAATACCAATTCAATATAGAAGCTTCTAAATATGGGGCTGAGTATCAAGACTATATTTCTGAGACTAAACAAAAATTAGTTACAGGTGAGCTAGATGAAGCTACAGCTAAAACCTATTTAAGACAGCGTACAGATGAACTTGCACAAAACTATGTAGGACGTATCCCAGAGAAGCAAAAAGAACGATTCAACTTCTATTCAGAGAAGATGTATAACGACTCTCAAGCCTTCATCAAGCCACTGGCTTATGAGACAGAACGTAGATCTATTAATGCAGACTTTGAACAGGTAGGAGAAGCTACTCTTAAAATTGAGAATAGAGAACAAGCATTCGCTCTATACCAAGATACAGTCAACCGTAATCCTGTTTTAACTCCTGAACAGCGTACAGAGTCAATTCAGAAATGGAATGAGCGTAGAGATCTTTCAGATGGTAAAGGTGTATTAGGTAGTTTAGAAACGGCTCAAGACATTGAAGCCTTACAAGAGCTTCATAAGAATGTAGATACAGTTTTTCCTCACATGAAGGTAGAGACTAGAGACGCTTATAAGTCGAATATTGAATCAGCTATTTCTCGTATTCAAAAAGGGCAGGAGATCAGGTCTAAAGAGTTAGATAAGGAACATGCTCAACTTACTAAAGATTTTGTAGCAGATGCTTTTACAGGTTATCCATTATCTGAAAGCCTGGTCAACCAAACATTAGAAGCAGTTAAAGGTACTAAATACGAAGCTGAAGTTAGAGAAGCTATTGGACTTAATAAAGACGCTCAGAAATTTAGAGATGCTTCACCAATCGAACAGGAACGAAGCATAGCAAGACTGACAGCAGAATTAGAAAATGTAGGTCAAGAAGATGCAACAGGACTTAAAAAGAAATTAGATGTATTCAAGTCTATCGCTGCAACGTCTAAACAACGTGCTAATGATGATCCTGTAGCTCAAGTCCAATCTCAAACTGGACACAAGCTTTATACAGTTACTCCTGAACAGATCGGAACAGGTCAAATTGATTTTAAGAAAGCTCAGATCACAACAGAACTTCTTGCTGAACAAAAGAAAGCAAATGGAGATGTAGGTTCATTGATCCAATGGAACAAGTCAGAACGTACAGCATTTAAAGATCGTTATTTTGAAGCTAGTCCTAAACAGCAGAAAGCAATGCTAACTGATCTAACCAAGATGGCAGGAAAGAATAAAGAAGCTCAGAAAGAGTATTTCAGTCTAATTGGTGGTGAAAAGAATGCTTATGACTATATGGGTATCGCAAAGCTCAATCAGTTAGATGTGACGCTACACAATACAAATATCAGAGCAGCAGAAGTCGCTTTAGAAGGTAAACAGATTCTAAATGCAGGACAAGCTAGTGTACTTGGTGCAGAAAAAGAATTTCATAACGCTATCCAAGCTGAATTTGGTAATGCAGCAGCTATTGGTACGAATGAACATCGAGCTTATCAGAACTTAGCTTACTCAATTTATCTAGGACTCGCTAAACGTGGTGAGAACATCGTTAAACGTGATGATAAGGGTAATCCAATCATTAACAAGGAAATGGCTAAACAGGCTTTTGATATTGCAACAGGTGGAACATATAAACAGAAGCTAGGTAAGAATACCAATCACATCTTTATGCCGTATGGCTTTACGCAAACAAGTTTTGAAGACCATATCCAAAACCATTTCAGAACTCAGTATCGAAAGGAAACAGGCTTCCTTCCACCAGACGAAGACATATTAAAGACACACGTAGTACAACCTGTACCTAATGCTACTGGATGGTTCATGTTCTTACAGCCTAATGGCAAAGTGATGAAGAATCCTAAAACAGCAAAACCGTACATTATGAGAATTTGGAAATAACAAGGAAAACACATGGGCTTATTAAGCGGTGAATTTACAGAACAAGACTTAGCCTTCGATGAAACGAAACTAACAGATCCTAAGAAGTTTAAACGTGGTGCTTTGGCAGACTTTGGACTAGGTGCAGTATCAGGTGTTGCAAAAGGTGTGACATCAGTATCAAACGCTGCTAGTCGCTTTGTAGAAGGTGATGAAGTTGCAGATAAACGTATGCAACAAGTGAATGAAGCATTTACTCCGCTTAATCAAGGAACAGCAGGGCATATTGCTTCAGGCATCACAGAAGTTGTATCAGCAGGGGCAGTAGGCGCACCATTAGGACCTTATGGGATGGCTGCAACAGTTGGCTTAGGTACAAGAGCAATCGAACATACCAAGCTCACCCAACAACTCGGTGTAGATCAGGATACAGCAGATACAGCATCTAATATTTATGGAGCTACCAATGCTGCTTTAGCATTTTTACCTGTATCTAACGTATTTAAGAAGTCATTAATTGCTGACTATGCAGCTCTTGTTGTTGCTCCTACAGCCGTTGGACAAGGTATGACTTATGCTGAAGGAGCTTATTTAGACAGTAAGGGATACAAGAAACAGGGAGCTATGTATAAAGACATGGCTACAGATCCTAATGCTATTTTTATGAATATGGCGATTGGATCTACTTTCTTTGCAGCAGGACGTTATATGAATGCTAAAGGGAATGCAGATCTACCTGAAGCAGAGGTCCATAAAGCTGAAGCAGATTTCAATGCAACAGTTGAACAGGCTCAAACAGATGCAGATGTATCTAGTATGCCTAATATTGCAGATACAGTAGATGATCTAGCTCAACATGAAGCTAATTTGAATCAAGCAATTGACCAAGTTATGAAAGGTGAAAAGGTCAATATATCTGAAGCTACAGGTGGCAAGCTTAAAACACTAGATGACGTTAAAAAGCATATCCAGGCTAATCAGAAGAAAGTACAACCAACATTAGAAGATTTATCAAATAAAGTTAGATCTAGCATCTCTTCAAGACTAGCTGCTAATAAAAATAATAGCTCTAATGATGAAGCTACTAAACCATTTACAGCAATAGGTACAAAGAAGGCTGTATATGATGAAGCTATGGCAAATGGTTTATCAGATGCAGATGCTAGAACAATTGTAGCTCTCGCTCATTTTGAAAGTAGGGGAACATTTAGTCCTACAGTTAAGAATCCTAAATCTTCAGCTACAGGCGTATTTCAGTTTATTGATAGTACCTGGCAAGCAGAAGGTGGAACTTCAGGAAATAGACATGATCTAAATACACAGATCAAACTTGGTATCAAACATACTAAATCCAATATCAAATATATCGAAGACAAGACAGGTGTGGTGCTTACAGGCTCTCAGATCTATATTCCTCATTTACTTGGTAGAGGTGGTGCAGAGATTGTATTTAAAGAGATTAGAAATAATCCTGATCAATCCGCTAGATCTGTTATATCCAAGTTCAGTAAGAATCCTGATCATTTAATGAAGATTAATGGCATACCTAAAGATGCAACGATAGGCAATGCTGTTCACTTCTTTACTAAGAAAATAGACGACATTACAGCTCAACATTATGGTGGTACAGGCTCAACACATAGAACTGCTTTTGAAAACGTAACAGATTCAAATATAGAACAAGCTCCTATTAAACCTGAATCAAGCTATGAAGGAACAGTTGATCGACTAGACTTAGATAATCTTCCACATGCAGATGAAGCTTTTATCTCAGCACATGACCTTAATGCATTTGAACAAAAAGGAGCATGGAACGAAGTAGTAGGAGATCTGACAACAGAACAGCTTGATCTGCCTAGTATGGTATTAGATGAACATGGCAACTTAGTACCAGAATCAGAAATAGACGTACCTAGACCTGTTCATAATCCTGAACTAGATCTTGATTTTGACAAGCTTTTAAATGAACTATTTGAAACAGTTGAACAGACTCCAATTCCACATACAGCAAAAGGTGTCAGAGTTAAGGACGATATTCTTAACCCTACCAATCAAGAGTTTAAGCCTGACTCAACTATTGCTACTGAATGGAAAGAAAAGCAGAGATGGGAAAATAACAAATACCATAAAGAGCTGACCAGATCCTACACAGATAAAGAAGGCAACTTAGTTCAAGAGCTTCAATATCGTGGCTCATACGTGCGTAGAGTGGTAGATGGTAGCCATAAAACTAATTCTATTCACGTAGGACGTTCAGGTAGAAGCGATTTTGTAGACCATAAAGGCAATAAAGAACTAGAAACAGCCTTAGACCGTATTTTTGATGAAGGTCGAGCATTCGGCTATCTCTCTCAGATCCCTAAAGGACAACAAACAATAGATAAGCTAGTGGCTAATCCTGACCTGGTTATCTCATCTAAAAAGACAGGTGAAGATCTGACAGCTCAACAATGGAAAGACAAGCTAATCCGTGAACAAGACAATATACAAATGATGGCTAAAGCAATGAGTACCTTAGCCAAGTGTGCATTAAAACAAGCATCATAATAATAAGAGAATTGAATGAAGAATGAATGTAGAGCAGCCGTTGAAGGCGTATTAGGACGTAAACTGACAGATAAAGAAGCAGACTTGTTAGAACAACAATTCATTAAAGCTAGTCGTGAACTTCCACAAGAAGATATTAAAGCCTGGAAGAGTATGTCAGATGAAGAACGTGCTGAAGCGATTGCTGACAGAGCAATTAAAAACTATACAGATCAGCATATCAAAGAAGTAACTAATCTGATTAATGATCTTGAGATCCGTGAAGCCTTAGAACATGAACTAACTTCTCATTCAAAGCTCAATCCATTAGAAGCCTTAAACAGAAAGTTGGTCATGTTCACAGATCAATCTGGTATCCAATCAGTTGAACACAATATTCAAGCGATTGAAGTTAGGTACATGGGAGCTTTAGCAGATGTATTTTCCAAAACTCAAAAAGGCTTAGGCTATCTGATAGATGCAGATAAAGTTAAGTTGCTCGTTAAAGAGATTTTTGGCAAGCCTTCAGGGGATGCAGAAATAGCAGGACTAGCTAAGTCAGTACAGGACGTACTAGAACAGCTCAGACAACACTATAACCGTTACGGTGGAGACATTAAAAAGCTCGCTAACTATGGCATTCCGCAATCTCACAGTCATTACAAAGTCATTCAGGCAGGAGAAGGGGAGTGGATTAAAACTACTTTCCCAATGGTAGATAAATCTAAATACAGACATGAAAATGGCAAGTTAATGAATGATGCTGAAGTTAAAGAAGTATTAAAAGCTGTCTATCAAACGATTGCTTCAGAAGGACATAACAAAGCTTCAGTACAAGCTCATGCTGTTCAATCTGAAACAGACCTACCTGTAGGTATGAACATGCAAGCTCTACATCAACATCACAGAGAAGTGCATTTTAAAGACCCTGACTCATGGGTAGCGTATCAAGAGCAGTTTGGAGAAGTTAATTTCCATGACTTGCTTTCTAACCATATCCGTAGAATGAGTACGGAAATAGGTATGATGCAGACTTTCGGCTCTAATCCTGAAAAGCTTGTAAAGCAGTTAGGACACGACTTGCTCAATAAGATGATGCAAGATCCAAAGTACGTTAAAGACCATCGTAAGATTCAGAAACAAGCTAAGTTGATCAATAAACACTATGACGAATTGGCAGGACAAGCTCTTCCAGTTGATAGCAGTTTAGCTCAAGTAGGCGGTATGCTCAGATCATGGACGGTTGCTACCAAGATGGGCAGTGCTTTTATTACAGCATTCTCAGATCAGGCAACAATGAAACTAGCTTCAGAAATGCATGGTATAGCTTATACAAAAGTCTTCGGTAAACATCTAAAACAGTTCAAGAATAAAGAAGACAGAGACTTTGCTATCTCAATCGGACTTGGTGTAAGAGAGATGACCAATGCCCTTGTAAGGTTCGGTGACGATGACCTGGCTTCTGCTTCAACCAAACTAGCTTCAGCTAATACCAAAACTCGTAAAGTAGCGAATGCAGTTATCAGAGCTTCAGGACTCAACCATATTACAGCTTCAGCTAAACGTGCTTTTGGTGCAAGCCTTATGCACCATGTATCTAATCTGAACTCAGGTAAAGCTTGGGATCAGTTAGGAACACAAGATAAGAAGATGCTAGAAGGTGGAGGTATTAAAGAAGATGACTGGACTCTACTCAAACAGATAGATAGAACTGAAGCTCCAAGTGGTGAAAAGCTTGTAACCAATAAAGACATTTTCAATGCTTCAGATGACCTATTCCTAGATACCTTCCAAGTAGACAAAACAGGTTATACAGCTCAAGAACTATCAGATATTGCTTTCAGGTTAAAAGAGCAGTTAGCTAACAAATATATGAACTATATCTACACAGAAACGAATGCTGCGGTGCTTGAAGTTGGTGCTAGAGAAAGTACCTTTATGGGCTTAGGGCGTGAACGTGGAACAGTTGGTAATGAGTTAAGCCGTTTCTTTTGGCAATTTAAACAATTTCCACTTGCAATGATTATGCGCCAATGGACTAGAGGTATGGCTCAAGGTACACCACAAGAAAAGTTTGTGTACTTCGCTAAACTATTTGCCTATACAACAGTCATGGGAGCTTTAGTAAGCCAGATCCAAAACCTAACACAAGGTAAAGATTTAGATGATCCTACAACCTTAGATTTCTATATGAAGTCGATTGTTAAAGGTGGGTCGGCTTCATTCTTGGCAGATGCAATATCCGCTACTTCAGATCCTACAGAACGTAGTGTGAAGGACTTTATCATCCCTGCTGCCTTTAAAGACATAACTTCCATTGGAACAATGGTATCAGGTGCAGGATCAGCCTTTATAACAGAACGTGATTCTAGTTATGGAGCTGAAGCTGTGAACGTAGTTAAGAACAACATACCATTCCAAAATTTATGGTATTCGAGACTCGTATTTGACCGTTTAGTAATTGCAGAGATGCAGGAACTCTTCGATGAAGGATATAGAGAACGTAAACAACGTAGACAAGAAAACAACCACAACATGAGCTACTGGTGGGATTTAGATAATGACTCTATAGAAGCTCCTGACATTCAAATAAAAGACTGATAGATTAAGAGAAAATTCTCTATTAGGTGTGATATGTCAGATCCGATAACTTTAGCCGTATTAGCAGGTGCAGCTGCAGGTGGTGCTGCAGGTAAATTTACTGAGATAGCTGTAGAATCAGGTAAAAATTGGATCGCAAAACACTTCAATAATCATCAACCAAAAGCTCAGGAAAAAGCTGAACAGAATGGGTTAGATTTTTTAATAGAATTAGGTAGAAGAATTAAAGCCTTGGAAGAAAGCAATACTGTCACTCAACAAAAAATTGAGAAGATACAAGAAGAACCTGATTTTTCAGTCGCATTACAAAAAGCTTTAATCTCTTCTGCTCAAACGGAAAATAAAGAAAAACATAAGGTACTTGCTGAAATGCTTTCTCAACGTCTAACTGTTGAATCAGAAAGCTTACTAGCTTTGACGACTAAAAAGGCTCTTGATGTAGTTTCATTTTTAACGCCCAATCAATTAAATATTTTAGCAGCAGCAACCGTTTTTTACTCTATCCGTTCACCTTTCACATTAAATGCCTTTCATTATGAAACTTGGATTATTAATAATTTTGAACCATTTTGGAATACAGAAATAAGTGAAATAGCATTGATGCATTTAGAATCTTTTTCCTGCTTAAAATTAAATCCGATGTTTGGTAAAGACTTAAACGAATTATTTACAAGAAATAACCACGGAACATCTTTAAGCTGTGGTTTTTATGAAACTGAAGAATATAGAAAAATATATAAACTCTGGGATCGGAAGCTAGAGATCGTCAATTTAACGACTGTAGGTTCATTAATCGGTTTAAATATATATAACCTTAAAAGTAAAAATCCAATTCAACTTACATCCTTTCAAGATCAATAAAAGGAATTACTTTAAATTTAAAACAATAACTACAACAACAATAGAGCTAACAATAGAACTAATAAAAATGAGCAAAATAGAAGAATATAAGAGTGAGCTAGTCCGTATTCAGGATATAACAATACTAGATACAGTTGATCTTGTTGAACGTGCTAATAACTGTGACAAAGAAACGAAGGTAGGTAGAGGGGATGCCTTTTGGCTATACAAGTCTGCTAACCAAACACTAGCTATAGCAGCACGTATCGAACAGCTACTTGAAAACCGTAACAAGATTCAAAATATCACTACAACAGAAGAAGAAGAAAAACAAAAAGAAGCTGAAGCTGAGAAGCTCCTTCTATCAGTTCGCAAAGAACTGTCTAAACGTAAAAAGGTAACTAAAAAGGATGGCAAAGAAGGCTAGTAAAGCTAACTTTGTTGAGTTCTATTTGATGTGGGGTCTAGTCAATGGATGGCAGATCCCAGACTTCCATCTAACAGTTTGTGAGTGGCTTGAAGGCTTCGGATCACTAGGGCTTCTAATGCTTCCTCGTGGACATGCTAAGTCAACCATATTAGATGTATATAACGCTTACAGACTCTATAAAAATGCAGATGAATTAATACTCCATCAAGGAGCTACAGATCCCGATGCTTATAAATGTAGTCGTGGAACTCAACAAGTATTAGAAAAACATCCATTAACTTGGAATAAACAAAAACAAAAAGGCGAAGTAATCAAATGGTGGGTACAAGGCTCTTCAGACGTTAAGCATGGAAACTTACATGCTAGAGGGGGTCGTTTGCGGGAGGGGGCGGAATCCTACGCTAAGGCTTTGGCCAGCGATATTCTCCGGTGAGATTGATGTGTTCCCATCCGAGCGGCGAAACATGGGCCAAGAGATCGGGCGATAGCAGCTTTCCATCGCGTTTCTGGTTTGCAACGACCTCGCCGAGCTTCATGGTGTTCCAGAAGATGATGATGGCGGCGAGCAGATTCATGCCGGCGATGCGGTAATGCTGGCCTTCGGCGGAACGGTCGCGGATTTCACCGCGGCGGTGGAAGCTGATTGCCCGCTTCAGCGCATGATGAGCTTCGCCTTTGTTGAGCCCGATCTGGGCACGCCGTTGGAGTTCGGCATCCAGAATCCAGTCGATCATGAACAGGGTGCGCTCGACGCGACCGACTTCCCGCAGGGCTGTCGCGAGCTCGTTCTGCCGCGGATAGGAGGCGAGTTTCCGCAGAATCTGGCTTGGCGCGACGGTCCCGGCAGCAATGGTGGCGGCGATGCGCAGGATGTCGGGCCAATTGCGCTCGATCATGGCTTGGTTGACCTTTCCGCCGATCAACGCTCGCAGGTGCGCCGGGGCGGCCGACGGATTGAACGCGTAGAGCCGTTTGGATGGCAGGTCGCGGATGCGCGGAGCGAACCGGTAGCCGAGAATGGCACATGCGGCAAAGACGTGATCGGTGAAGCCGCCCGTGTCGGTGAACTGCTCGCGGATATGGCGTCCAGCATCGTTCATCAGCAGGCCATCGAGGATGTAAGGCGCTTCGCTTGCCGTTGCAGGAATCACCTGGGTTGCGAACGGCGCATATTGGTCGGAGACGTGGCTATAGGCTTTCAGGCCCGGGGTATTGCCATATTTCGCGTTGACCAGGTTCATGGCCTCACCTTGCTCTGTAGCGACGAAGAACTGTCCGTCGCTCGAAGCCGACGTGCCCATGCCCCAGAACCGGGCCATGGGTAACGCTGCCTGTGCCTCGACCACCATGGCCAGCGCCCGGTCATAGGCTTCGCCCTCGACATGCCACCGTCCAATGCGGATCAATTCCCAGAAGGTGTGGGTGTTTGTCGCATCCGCCATTTTGCGCAAGCCGAGGTTGATCCCTTCCGCCAAGATAACGTTCATTAGCCCGATCCGGTCAGCGCAGGGTGCTCCTGTGCGCAGATGGGTGAACGCTTCGGTGAAGCCGGTCGCCGCATCCACCTCCAGCAGGAGATCGGTGATGCGCGTGGGCGGGATCTGCTTGTAGAGATCGAGCACCAGATCTTCGGCGCCTGTCGGCGCGGCGGCTTCGAGTTTCTCGATATGCAGAACGCCGTTTTCAATCGACCCGCCCGGGATCGTGCCTGCGCGAGCGGCACGGCCAAGCTCGCGCAACCGCATGTCGAGGCGAGCTTGCCGGTCTGCCAGCCATTCCTCCGGCCGCAATGGCACAGCGAGACGACCGCCTTCCGCGATGGATTGTGCCGGAACGAGTGCGTGTTTCAGATCGCCATAGCGCCGGGACCTAGTAAGCCAGACATCTCCGGAGCGGAACGCATCGCGCAGATGGAACAGCACCGCGATCTCCCATAGGCGAGCGTCGCCAGCCCTCTGGGCCCGAAGGTGGCGATGCCATTTCGAGCTGGGCCGCAAGAAGCTGGTCATCGCGGCATCGTTCAAACCGGTACGAAGGGCCGTCACCGCTTCCAGAAGCGGCAGTGCAACGGGCGCAGCTCGCAGATCGAGCAGGCGCAACATGCGTGGAGCGTATCGGCGGAAGCGGTGATAACCGTCGAGCACATGATTGAGCGGATCGTCGGCCATGGTGGCGGTCAGCCTGGTTGCCATTGCAACAAGGGTTTTTAAGCCGTCCCACCCTGACCCACTCGCGATGACATCGCCCAGCGGCTGGCCATCATCCTGTGCATCGACCAGGGCGCCCCCGATCTCGGCGAAGGATTTCAGGGTGTCACGCACCACCCCCGCTTCGTCTGCGACCTTTGCATGGCAAATACGCTCCGAAGCACGGTAGAGACGGCCGACGATCCGGTCGTGGGTTTCGACCACTGCGTCGGCCAACATCGCCTGCCATTCCGAGACGCAAACAGCCAAGATCGCAAGCCGCCTGTCCTCCGGGAGATCGCGCATGCCGTCGGCATAATACCGTTCACCCTGCCTGCGCAGACGAGTCACCCGATGGGCAGGAACGCCGGCAAGCAGATCCTCGGGGAGATCGATGCGTTGCAGATATTCGAGCCGGTCGAGCAGCCGGTTGGCCGACGAAGAGTTCGAGCCAGGCTCGAACTGGCGCAGCCACACAAAACGGGTCACCCGATCATCAGCCGTCTCCTCGAGCAATGCCAGCAACTGTTCTCGGATCGACATAGGCAGCCGACTGGCGATCCTCGTCTCGATGCGTCGCTCGGCATCGACGAGAGCCGCGGCACAAAGCCGCTCGATCGTGGATGTCGCGGGAAGGACAGTGCGGGTGCGTCGGCACTCGGCTACGAAGCGACGGGCGATATCCTCGTTCGACACCGCCATCTCGGCTTCTCGGAACAACCATTCCTTCAGCTCGCTCGCACCACGTCCGGAGAAGGTGCGGAAGCCGTAGAGCCCCCGTAACTCGGCAAGATGCTCGTGCCGTGTTTCCTCGCGGGCAGCATAGTCTACGAGATCGTCGGCACCCAGGCCAAGCTGCGCTCCGATAAATTCGATGACCTCTGCAGGGATCAGTTCGCCTGGAGCCAGCACCCGGCCGGGATAGCGCAGGACACACAATTGCAGGGCGAAGCCGAACCTGTTGTGAGCGCGCCGACGCAGCCTGATATGCCCAAGGTCTTCATCACTCAGCGTATAGTGCTTGAGCAAATCCGTCTGTGAAGTCGGCAAGCGCAACAGCGCGTCTTTCTGCCGATCGGTTAGAGTGACGCGACGCGGCATACATGTTCCTTTTTCAAAATCTGATAGCGTTCAAGACGCTTTGTTTATGAAGCTGGTTGAGATACATTTCCAGAGGTCAATGCAATCGTGGCCGAAGCGCCGCCTCAAACCAACGTTTGTGATACATGCTGATCGGATATGCCCGCGTCTCCAAAGCCGATGGCTCGCAGTCTCTCGACCTGCAGCACGACGCCTTGCGCGCCGCAGGTGTCGAACGGGACAATATCTATGATGATCTTGCTTCCGGCGGTCGTGATGATCGCCCTGGCTTGACTGCCTGCCTCAAGTCATTGCGTGACGGCGATGTGCTGGTGGTCTGGAAGCTCGATCGCCTCGGACGATCGCTTGCCCATCTGGTCAACACGGTGAAGGAGCTGTCAGACCGCAAGATCGGCCTGCGGGTTCTGACTGGAAAGGGCGCTCAGATCGACACCACGACTGCGTCCGGTCGCATGGTGTTCGGAATCTTCGCCACCTTGGCCGAGTTCGAGCGGGATCTGATCCGAGAGCGCACCATGGCGGGTCTCGCCTCCGCGAGAGCGCGCGGTCGCAAGGGCGGACGAAAATTCGCGCTCACCAAAGCTCAGGTGCGTCTCGCGCAAGCCGCCATGGCCCAGCGCGATACTTCAGTTTCCGATCTCTGCAAGGAACTCGGCATCGAGCGCGTCACTCTCTACCGATATGTCGGTCCCAAAGGCGAGCTCAGAGACCATGGAAAGCATGTTCTCGGACTTACGTAGCAACTCGTTTCTTTTCGCAGGTTGAGCCAC